GCTTGTAACAGCAGTGATGGTCTCGCGATTTACACGGACCACACGCACTGTTTCGCCTGTGGCAAGGACACGCAGTTCACAGACAAGCAAAAGAAAGACAGCCCCAGATCGCCGCCTGTTTCGCCAATGACCCCTGTCGCATTTACCCCCTACAAATCCGAAGGGTTGCGTGGTCTGCCGCCGCGCGTGCTTGAGCAGTACGGCATTGGCCAGACAGCAAAGGGCGTTGCTTTTGACTATCGCGACCGTTCGGGCAAGGTCATTGCTCGCAAGTGGCGCGACGATCAGAAACGCATTAGCTGGCAGGGCAACGCAAAGGAGGTTGTTGGCTTTGGCTGGCACCTAGCCAACCCCGAACGGCAGGACGCTGTCGCCATTACAGAGGGCGAGTTCGATGCGCCGAGCATTTACGCCGCCACCAACTCAAAGGTGGTTGGCGTGTCGGTGCCGAACGGCGCGCAATCAGCAGCCAACTGGGTCAAGAAACACCTTGATCAGTTCAACCAGTTCAAGGTCGTCTACATCGCCACCGATAACGACGAGCCGGGTGACGCTGCTGCCAAAGAACTGATCACCCTGTTCGAGCCAGGTCAGGTGCGCCGTGTGGTGTTCAGCCGCAAGGACGCCAACGAAACACTGACCGAGAGTGCAGGGCCACCAACTGCGCGTTTACCTACTGGAATAAGAAGACACCCTTCTACGCCAACCAGTTGATCGTGCTGATTGCCGGCAGCGGGGTGGGCAAGTCGACGTTTGCCAGGGCGTTGGCGCTGCACGACATGAGCCGTGGGATCAAGGGCGGCTGGATAGGCCTTGAGGAGACAGCAGAGGAAGCCGTGTTCCGCTTTGTCGGCGCACAGGCAGGCGTACAGCTGCACGCTCGGCAGTCCTACAGCGGGCTGACAAACGAGCAGATGGAGGAGGTTGCGCAGGCAGACAAGTTCGTCACCGGCTCAGGAAACCTTGAGCTGTTCGACCACTTCGGGTCACTCGACGAGCAGGTCATCCTCAACCGCATGAGCTACATGGTCAGGTCGCTGGGTTGCCAGCACATCTACCTCGACCACCTCACGATTGTTGGCTCTGGCCTGGCGCAGGACACGCGGCAGCTCGACGCCTTGGTCACAAAGATCAGGTCGTTTATTGCGGCCACCAACTGCACAGTGTTTGCCATCAGCCACCTCAACCGCAACAGCAGTCAGTTCAAAAACATGGAGGACGGAGGCGTCCCCGAACTCCATGACATCCGCGGCAGTCACAGCATTTGCCAGTTGGCAGACACGATCTGGTCGCTGTCTCGCAAGCGAGGCACTGACCTCACGCACAGCTACTGCCTGAAGAACCGGATGCTCGGCAGGCAGGGCTACGCAGGCTCATTCCGGTTCGACGAGGAAACCCAATCACTCGAACAGAAATGGCAAGACCCGGACGCCCAGTTCTGAGCTGGTCACAGCTCGTTCGTGGCAAACCCGTTCACTTCTACTCCGGCGATGGCTGGAAGAAAGCACATGTCTCACACACCTCCGATGTCAGTTGTTCAGTCGTTTGGTCGCAAGGATCAAACAATCGAACTACCCGCGTTTACGACCTCCGCAACATCCAAATCCGCGATGCAGAGTGACAAGCTTGACGTCGCAAAATCAGCGGTGCGCGGCCTGCTGCTCGATGCAGAGCATCGCTACAACGCTGCTTTTGAAGTAGACGATCGGCCGCTAGCCATGTGGTACGACGGCTATATGCGTGCCATCTACCACATCCTTGAAATGGAGGGTGAGTGATGGCCAAGAAAAAGAAGAAAGAGCAGGAGATCACCGTGCTCGTACATCTGCCTGGCGCTCACAGCCAGATGAAGTGGACCGTGGCCGCCAAAAACATGGAAGAGGCCAGGGCAAAAGCCAAGTCACGTTGGCCTGAAAGCACTGTGCGGGGGCTGAACTGATGCCAACCATGTGGGTCGATGCTGAAGGCTATGGCTACCGGGCCATGGCGCAGCACGAATACGAGACGCAGTGGCCGAACGGCATGTGGACGTATGTCGTTGACCATCACCGAGCAAAGGAGGCTTTCACAAAAGCCATGGAAGAGTTGGCCGACATCGCGCCAGACCATGCCCTGGTGCTGGCGTTTGGGTCGACGTCCAACTTCCGCTACAGCGTGTTCCCGCAGTACAAATCCAACCGGGTGAAGTACCGCAAGCCAGCTGGGCTGAGTGACTTCTACCTTTGGATCCGCGACAACTGGATTACGCAGAGCTACGAGGCAGTAGAAGGCGACGACGTCATTGGCATCAACGCCAACGCTGAGCAGGGTGACGTCATTGCCAGCCTCGACAAAGACCTCAAGACCATCCCCGGCGTACACATCGAACGCGGTGGGTTGATCGACATCAGTCAGTACGAAGCCGACCACGCTTTTTACATGCAGGTGCTGGGGGGCGACACCAGCGACGGCTATCCCGGCTGCCCTGGGGTTGGCCCGAAACGTGCGGCTGACATTCTCAAGAACGCCAAGACTGCTGAGGAAATGTGGGCTGCAACATTGCAGGCCTACGAGAAGAAACACCTCAGCAGGGAATACGCCTTGCAGATGGCACGTTGCGCCCGAATACTGAGGGCAGGCGAGTACGACCTGGACAACGAGCGTCCGCTGCTATGGCAGCCGCCTGAGTAACAACGGGGCATCGGCACGGGTGCAGAGCTGCCGTGTAAGTCCCCATCTACGGCCTTGTAGAGCAACGCATCTGCCGTAAGCTGATTGCAGCTTTCCTAGTCCCATGAAGAAAGGCGGCAAAGGCGGCAAAGGTTCTGGCGGCAAGAAGGGTTACTGATGGCTGGACGTCCGGGTCTCTATATGAACATCCATAAAAAGAGACGCAGGATCGCTGCGGGCAGCGGTGAAAAAATGCGCAAGCCAGGCAGCAAAGGTGCGCCTACTGCGAAAGCATTTCGCATGAGCAAGCGCACCGCAAAGAAGGCCTAGGTCTGCTTCTTTGGCTTCAGGCTTTCAAGCGCATGAAACACCAGCTGGATGACGCTGTTGTCTTTCAGCTTTGACATGCCGATGATTTCACTGGCAGCAGTGACGACAATCCAGAACCAGGGCTCAGCGAGGAAACTCATTTGGCTTGGTTGCAAGAGCAACCCCAGCTTCGCTAGCAAGCCAATCGCTGACAACGCACTGCTGAATCCAGGCAGAGACAAGGATCTCTGACAGCTCTGTCAGTTCATCCCACTCGCCAGCGTCGTAAAGCTCCTGGATTTTGCGCAGCGTTATTTCCTTGCGCAGCTCCAGCTCGATCGAGGTTTGAATTTGCTGCACAGGCACGAAGCCGGCTGCCCTTGTTATGGAGTGGTTTCTGCAAGTCGGCAACCGTAGTATTTAGCCATCTGCACGCAATCCATGGCTGAGCAGCACGACGACTCGGACCAACATGGCTGGCTTGCTGACTTTGTCCGACTGATTGTTTTGGCCTGGGCATTGGTTTGCCTAAGCATGAGCTACCTCGGCCAGTTCAAAGCCATGGATCCAACTTTCTCTGCCTCTTTGCTGACAGCTGTGCTTAGTCAGTACGGCGTAGCCGTTGGCAAGAATGGCAATAAGAAAAAAGAAGAGCCTAAATTAGAGACGACCACTACAACATCGACGACCAAATGAAACGGATCGCACTTGTAGTAGGCATCACATTGGCAACAGCAACGCCAGCCACGGCAGACATCGCCCACCGCATAACTTCATCGGTGGCACTGACTGTTGACGCCGCGGCCAGCAACGCAACCCGAGTTCCTTCTGTCTATTCGGTGAGCGGGACGAACGTGACGCCCTCAGACGGCACTACATCAGGCAGGATTGGCGGGTTGGGTGCGCTGTCATCTGGCACAGCTGTTGGCTACAACCCCACCGAGGCCACCATCACCACCTCTGGAGACGCGTTCTCGTTTAGCGAGTCGTTTATTGAAGGCGACGACGTTGGTACTTCGACGTCAGTCAGCTCCGGCGTGGCGGCCAGCCTCCCGGCCTGGGGCAACACGGTTACTTCGTCGGGCGGTGTGGCCGGGTCTCTCGCGGGCTCAGTGGCCAGTGACCATGCACTGTCCATCACGGCAGGCGGGGCTGGCACTACGGCTCAGGCACAGACATCGGTGTCGCTAGAGCTGCAATGAGGCTGCTGCTAGTTCTGCTGCTGTTGGCAGGGCCAGCTGGCGCGGTCCCCATCGTGCCGTCGTTCCAGTCAGGGACTTTGAAGTCAACCACGACCACCAAGACCAAATTGCTAGAGACGATCAACAGCTACGAGTACAACACCGGGTACGAGTGGGCTGTCGGGGGCACGAACGTTGCGCCATCAGGGTCACTGACGTTTAGCGGCAACACCAACAGCCAGACCATCAACGGTGTGACAAGCGGGCAGAGCCAGCTCAACCTTGGCAACAAGCCCAGCTTCTCTGTCGTCAACGAGGGCGCGCCCTTCGATTACTTCGAGCGCTACTACGGCCCTGGCCTGTCGAACCATACCCACATCATTCGCGAGACGGATTCGGAGACGATTACGGACAGCTTGTCGATTTTCACCCAATGAAGCGGGCAGCACTGTTGCTGGCGTTGTGTTGCTCGCCGGCCCATGCGCAGATGTCATCGACCGCAGCGCCAGTGGCCAACAGCTCAGGCTCAGTCACCAACCAAGCGGTGCAAGTCGTGCCCAGCTCGACGATGCGATACAACTTTGCGGCAGGGACTAACTGCCCGTCGTCGACTCTGACGATCAATCCGTTTGTGTCGTCGACATACGGGTTCGCGACCCCATACGAGTCGTACTACAACGACCCTGTTTACAGCGACCTCGACCTAGTGGGCGCCTACGACCCAGAGGGCAACCCCATACCGGACGGCCAGGTCGATGAGCCAGGCAAGATTTTGTATTACAAGCCGGTTAGGACTGGGCAAAAGAACAACACCTCTATTAATGGAGGCATCACCGCACAGATCACAATTCCTCTCGACCGCCGTGCTCAGCGGCTGTGTCTGCAAGCGGCTGAAAAGCAGGTGCGAATAATGCAGTCACAGCTAGAGGCAAACAGGCTCAACTACGAGCTGAAACGGATGAAGCATTGCGGTGAGCAAAAAAAATCTGGCGTTACCTATGCCAGCTGGAGTCCGTTTAAAGACATCTGCAAAGACATCGTCGTGGCGCCTGCTCCTGTTGAGCAGCACACCCACAAGCTCATGACTTCAAACGACGCAAAGCCATAATCGCCCTGTTGCGATCACGCTGGGCCAAGCGGCGTTCTCGCAAACTCTCTGGTTTTGCCGAACGACGCTTGAGGATTTTTTTCAAAATCTTTTTGACGACTGGTTTCACAAGTTTCAGCAGGATGTCACCCAACGGTTTCGCGAACACCGCTGCCGTTGTGGCAACTGCTGCGATGGAGGCAGTCGTCACCACCACAGGGAGGCCCGGCAGGTAGTTGCCGATCACCTCTGGCAATGGCAACGGCTCAAGGATTGCGACGCACTTACCGTCGACTATTTCGTAGCCCGTGACGATCGCGGTTTGCGATTTGTTCTTCGATCCTGTAGGGATACTGTCGGCCGGAGGGCACGGCAATTCCGTGGCTACGTTTGAAGCGGGTTGATTGCCCGTGGAAGAGTGGGTGGCCGGCTGTTTGCCAAGGGCAGCCGGCTTTTCTTGTGGGTTGATTTTGGGTGGCTGAGTTCTGCTGTACGTCAGCGTGCCGGGGGTGAACGTCAGCGGGTTGTAAGACGGCATGGTGCCATCGCACAACACGACATTCCCGCGAGGGTCCTCCCCATAGACAACAGGATCACCAGCTGCATCGCGGCGAGACTCGACACACCCCGGCACTTCAACGACCGGGAACCCTATCGGTGCAGTGACAGGGGGATGAGCAGGTAGTACCGGGGGAAGCACTACCCGCGCATCAGGAATCTGCCGGATCCCTATGTCCCTGATACCTATGTCAGGTATGTCCTGCAAATCAAGGACGTAACGTCGGGATGGCAGGGCCAGTCACAGTGGGCATTGGAGGCATGACTGTGTGCATGTCCGCAACCTTTTCCAGCATCTGCGATTTCACGCTGTTGAGCGTTGACGGCAAGCTCTTAAAAAAGACCAAGCCGACCACCGTGTTTGTGCAAGCAAGCGCAAACCCGACGCACCCAATGACGTTGACGAACTTCTGCATCAGAACTTCCACATCAGGCCTTTTTTGAAGTTGGTGCTCAAGTCACCAGTGCCGGTGATGCCGGACAGCTCGCCATATACCGACAGGCTGCCGTCAGCAAGGACGTCGAGAGAGCCGTAGATCTTGCCGCTCAGCTCGGTCTCGCCGTCTTCGCCGTCGACCTGGATAAAGGCAGGGCCAAGCTGACCGCCAGCACTCCAGCCGTCACCAGCATAGGAGTAGCCAATGTGCGTCTCGATCGAGCGACCGACAAAATCCGTGCCAACACTCGACGAGTTGATTTCTGGATTCAAGTAAAAATTGCCACCGGCATGTGCTGCAGGGGCCAGCAGAGCAGCAGCAGCGAAAACAGAAAGTGCCTTCATGGGGAGAGGGACTAAACGCGCCAACGCTACCGATTGTTCTACGACCCCGCAGATGTAGTCAGCAACTTATGAAGTTGGCTCGGTTGGCCAGGTGACGTTGTGAGGCCAGTTGTCACCAGATGACGTGGGCAAATCACGCAATGCTTGGCGATAAGTGCCCCAAGCGGTGGCGTTTGCAGAGCTGTCAGCTAGCTGAGTCCAATCAGTGTCTGCAAGTTTCTTGTCGCGTTCTGCACGGAGATTTGCCGCTACTTTTGCGTCAACACCAGCGCGATAAGCGGCCTCTTGCTCGGCAGCAGTCTGCCCACCTGCAATGTCAGTAAAAACTGGACCGGCAACAAAACGGGTAAACCACTGACCGTCAATTTGCTCAACACCATCACGAGTGCTAACGCCATACGGTGCAGTGACAGTCGCCTGTGCGCCATTCAGCACAGGGTCATAGCCGAAGCTGTCCAGGATGTCGTCAGTAATGACTTTGGGAAAACTTGTGTTTGGGTAGCTTGCTTTGAATTGACTGATGGTAGTTACTTCACCAGATTCACGGTTGCGGATTTCCATGATTAGTTAGATGGTTGATGGGTTAAGAGAAAGCAAGAAATAAGTACCTGCTTCCATTTTGATCAGACACATCGTTGGGTCCAGCAGCTCTAACTTTGAATCCACCACTGTATGGCTGAATAAAAGAGGCATTTGCGTCATGTGAATCTGTAGTGCCCCAAGCAATTTTTGGAGAAACGCTGTTTGTAATGCCTCTTAGTGTGTCAAAAACACACCATTCACCAGCAGCGTCTAAACGCTTGATCATTACAAAACGAGCGCCAGTAGTAAAACCACAGTCTACGTTAATATCTGACCCTTGAAAGGTGTAAGTACCTACTTTGCTGACATTAGGCACAGTTGCAAAGAGCATAGCTACATAATCACCACTGCTGTGATCAGATTCGTAGTTCCCGCTTTTTACTGAAAACACTGTTGCGCTGTCAGAGCCAGCGGACCAGTAGTTGCTGGAGGTAACTTCGCCAGCAGTGCTATTAAGCAACATGTACTTATCATTGCCTGTGCCGTTTAGTGCTGTTCCTCCGACAATCCAATTTGGCAAAAGACCAGAGCCAGGGTCATTACGTCGTCGGATAATTTTAAGCTCAGGAGGTTTGCCTAAGTTGTGAGAATGGCCGGAGCCGCCGCTGCCAGAGCCCCTGTAAGTAACTACATCAAATGCTCCCTTTCTTCGACGAAAGAACCATTTGTAATCATTGTAATCATGTGAGCTGTAATCACCAGCACCATTCATGTAGTGCATGGTCTTGCGGTGTGCAAAATGATCACTATCGTCATTGCCTATGACGTGAGTTTGTATGGTTTTCATGGTCTGCCTCCACAACACCGTGATAGGTTGACCTCCGGTAGTAATGTTGTTTCTCCGAAACCAAACATCAGGGGCAAAAGGCGCTGAATATGATGGCGAGTTAGCACTTTCTGTTTGATATTTATTGCTTACAGCGAATACTTCTGTCCCAGCCTCGGGCGGCTTATGTGTACGACGAATTGCGATGTAAATATGAATTTGGCTAGCTTGGTTTGTTTCGTCAAGCACACTCGTTCCGCGATGAAGATCGTTTGCAACCGGGTCAAACAAATTAAAAGAAGATTCAGTCGCAGTTGCAGCATTTGGTTCAAGCCTTTCATCCTTATTGCCGTTATGCAATCCACGCATGGAATCTAAAACAAACCAGTCTTGATTGCTTTGCGAAGCATTTTTAACTAAAAACCATTGCGGTTCAAACCCAATGTTGAGCGCACCGCCTGCCGTGCCAGTGCCAAAATAGTATCCGCATTTAATAATGCTTTCGTTGCGATTTTCGCCAAACACTTGCTCGTCGTGGGCAAAAATGTAGGCAACATAGTTTGTATTGTTTCTATTAACACCCTCATAGTCACCTACAGTAAATGCGGAACTTGTTGGCGCTGTATTATTCCAATAATTGTTAGCTGAGTTTGAGCTTGTAGCGGAGCTAAGAGTTAGCGCCTCATTGCTGGCAAGACTACGATGCCAAACTCTCCAATGGTCAGCCGAATTAAGCGTTTTGACGATAATGCAGCCAGGAACGCTTTCGAGGTTGTGTGAAATTGAGCGCCCATTAGTTCCGTTTCCGGTGTAAGTTACAATGTCAAAAAATTTAGGACATTTGCGGAAAGTCCAAGAAACAAAAGGACTGCCAGTATTGTTTACACGGCCTTCTGTCCCAATACCAAAGCCGTTGCTATTGAATTGCCGGACGGATGGGTTGCCGCTTTGGTTTTGCTCGCTAAAAGCTCCGTTTGTTATTAAGTCTTTGTTGACGCCTCGTTCGGTGTCAGTCAGGCTGTGATACGCGGTAGTGTCGCGGTTTTTGATCCACACCAAACCACCCTCACCTGCTAGATCAATTCCGTTCGTAATAGTTTCATTTGATCCAGTGCCTTCGTATAGATATGTGCTGAACAAATCATCGACGTACACCGGATCGCCACTCGCGGCTCCTGCAGCTGCCAGGGCTTGTTGCTGAGTAATAGGATCCATAATCAGTTTGGGTAATCAGCGAGAGAGGCACCGCGATAGCGAGTTCCACCGTCATCAGTTACGAAAACAAAGAGGTGGGTTTTGCCAGTAGCAAGAGTTGGAGGAGTGTCAGCGGGAAATTTGACGCTAGAGGGCCAAGAAACAGTTCCAGACGTGTGAGTCAGCTCAAGAGTGAAAGACCCGACGGTGCCGCTTGCAGGCGGATTTGAAAAGGTAAAGGTTGAGTTGCCATTAATGGTTTTGGTGAAATAGTTGCCAGTGCTTAGATCAATGTCTAAGGCGCTGACAGCTTCAGCCGCTTGCTTGTACGGACCGTCAACAGTCAGGCCAGCGTTAAGAGTTTGAGCAGCGGAAAACGTGTTGGCTACGTCGTTTTTAGTGGTGTCAGCGTCAAATGCTTGAACCGTTGACCCAATAGCAGCGGTCAGGTCAGCGCTAATTTCTGCGTTGACAAAAGCAGTCGTTGCGATCTGCGTGGTGTTTGTACCTTGTGCTGCTGTGGGCGCTGCCGGAGTTCCTGTGAACGTAGGGCTATTGATGTCAGCCTTGTTTGTGGCCGAAGCCAAAGTCGAGATCGAAACCTCTGCGTCGCTGCCTGAGTTGTCATAAATGACAGCATCGGCTTTTAACTTGCCGTAAGCCATGATTAAGAGATGAGGGTTAGTTGAGAGTTCTGTCCGATGGTGAGGACAGCACCGCTTTGCAGTGCCACCACCGGGCCCATAAACCCGGCATTTGTATTGGCTGCAATGGTTTTGCTAGCCGTCATGGTTTGAGGAGTTAGGACAAAGGCAGCATCAATAGCGGTAAAGGACAGGTTGCCGCTTGTGTCACCAGTCAGTGCTTGACCGGCAGCTGACGGCAACGACGTAGGCAGCGTGAGGTTGTACGTCGCGTTAGCTGAGTGCGGCGGCGACGACAACGACACGCCATGGTTGTTGTTTGAACAGTTCAGCGTGATTTTTCCGACCTGACCGCTTGTTGTGCCATCGCCCTTAATGACAGGCAGATAGTTGGTTGCGTAACGATTTTCGGGATCAGCAGCGAAATATTGCTGCCACTCCCATTTAGTGCTCGATGAGCTGTATTGGAGGCGAACTGTCAGATCAGACGAACCGACAAAGCCTGATGGCACGCCTGACACGGCGCTATTGCTTTCGATGCCTGTTGAATTAACAACCTCTACTCGGTCTTCGTTGGCAGGACTGCTTGGCAAGTTGGCCAACGCAGCAATAGGCGAATAAAACGCAGCGTTTGCCACTGCCGCTGATGCAGCATTTGCCGTCGCGCTTGCGGCGTTTGCTGTCGTTACCGCATTTGTGGCATTGGTTGATGCAGTTGTAGCGGTGCTGCTTGCAGAGTTTGCTGTTGTATTTGCAGTGTTCGCCAGGCTAATGGCAGATGTAAACCCACCCTGCCCGTCTGATTGGCGTGAGTTGTTCAGCGCCGTTGTGGCATTAGTCGACGCAGTGTTCGCCGTGCTGATGGCAGTTGCCGCATCTGTTGCAGCAGAGCTGGCTGATGCCTGCGCGGCTGTTGCGCTTGTTTGAGCTGCTGTGGCGCTGGTCTGTGCAGCTGTTGCTGACGTCTGAGCAGCTGCGGCGTCAGTCGCTGCATTGGTTGCAGAAGTCTGCGCATTAGTCGCAGCCGTTTGAGCTGCCGTGGCGTTGGTGTTTGCCGTGTTCGCCGTTGTTTGCGCAGCGTTAGCCGTAGTAACTGCAGCCGACGCATTAGTCGACGCCGTATTCGCCGTAGCGATTGCCGTGTTGGCGTCTGTCTGCGCAGCATTTGCCGCGGTCGTCGCTGCGTTCGCTGCTGTAGTTGCAGCCGTCGCGTCATCTGACGCCAGCTGGTTTTTGTCCTGAACTTCCTGCACTGCGTACAGGTTTTGCTTGTCTGACTTATTGAGGTCTTCTGCAATCAGGTTTGAGCCGTCCTGCCACGGCACCAACTGCGCGCTAGTTGGCGTCTCACGAATGATCGTCAGCGTTGACTGCGTGGAAGGTGCAGCAGTCAGCGTGATCTGCGTATCCGTAGTCCAGTTGTAGTCAGTGCCGTCAACTAGCAGTGACGTATGCGTACCGGCCAGGATGTCCCTGCCGTAGTAGACCTTGACGTGGCTACGCAGAATGTACGGATAGCTGACGGCAAACTGCAGGGCACTGCCCGACGCCGTCGACGCAACCGTATGAGTTGAGTAGGAGACGGGCATAGGACCAGACCACTAC